TTTTTTTTGGTTGTTCGCGTCCAACAAATTTGCAACGCCCAACGCAACGTTTTCCATGTCGGAAATTTCGATTGAATCCAAAAATTCGTCCACCGACATTTTGAATTCGGTGCCGTTTCTTTTGCATCCGGCCACGACAAAATGAAACGCCAATTCGCAAAAACCTTGAACATCCGGTTCACCCGGATTTGAATTCAATTGGGACAATTTTTTTCCCGTGGTTTCCTCAAAACGTTTCCACGCACCGATTGTGGCGCGCATTGGCCATTTCCGGCCGTCAATTTCAATTTCCGTCATCGCTGGTCAATTATTGTTGCGCAAAGGTCACCGCGCCGTTGATGTCGAAATTGACGGAAAACTCTTGCGTTTCCTCGAATGCCGATGACAATTCAACGCTGGTGATGAATCCGGACATTTGGTAAACGCGGTCGCCATCATCGGCACCGGTTCCCGTTGCGCCCACACGAATTTCAATGTCAATTTCCGTCCCGTTCAATTGGGCATTTTGGAATTCCTGAAAATTGAAATCGTTGCCGTAGGCAACAAACGCGGTCATCGCGCATGATGCCGATTTGAGTCCCGGCAAAATGTTTTTCCATCCGTCATCATCTTTGTTGGTGATGTCCCGAATATCGGTTGTGATGGTCACGGAACATTCCTTGACATCATTGATGACGGCGATTGTTCCGCCCGTTTCAACGGCCGCGAATTTTACGTTCGTGGCGTTGATGAATCCGGTTGATTGTGCCATGTCTTATTTCGTTTCATTGGTTTTTGAACGCCGCGTTCGCCGCGCCGCTGGTTTCGATTCCGGTGCCGGTTCGGCCGCTTCGCTTGCTTCGATTGTGGCGGCCGGACATGCTGGTTCCATGTCTGATTTCATGCAACCGGCGGCAATCATTTTGGTGAACGTGGTGTAGTTGACCGAATAAGTTTCGCCGGCCAAATATTTCAATCCGTTGATGGTGACGTTCCGTTGTGGTTTGATGTCCATGATTCAAATTTAGGAATTTCGAACGCATCAATTGTATTGATTCGCGACAATCAATCCGTGATGGAATGTCGATGCCAAATTTGACGCATAGCCAAACGTGGGGCCGTTGGTCACCGCGTATGAAATTTGGTTGTCCTTTGTGCGATTGCCGAAAACCAAATTGCCGCCGTATTGCCTCAAATGTGGGTCAATGAATGGTGTGTAGGCACCACCCCACGCATTGACGTAATCGGTATATTCAAACATTCCGACGAATTCGGAAACGTCCGCCAATCGCCATGATTGGCCGCCGTAATCCAAGGAATTTGCCCATTCAATCCATTCGGATTGCGTCAAATTCAAACGTTCGGTTTGCGCCCGCATCACATACACAATCAACCCGGTCAAATGGTCAAAACACATTTTTGGATTTTGGGAATTGTTCGATGCTGATTTGTGGAATTCTTCAACGAATTGTTCCCCCAAATCATTTGTCCACCGGTAGCGATTCCCAAACCGATTGTCAAACATCAGAAGCGAATGCGCGTCATCCGGGAAATATCCGTTCGCGCGAATCGCGGTGTTCAATGGATTCACGGGCAATGTGTAATCATACGTCCCGGCGGCGCGGTGCCATTCCACCGAACCGGTTTCATTGAACGTTTGCAATCCGTCCCATGGAATAATTCGTGCGTAAATGTGGCCGGCCGGCGGCGGCGGCAATTCGGACGTGGGCGGCGCGTTTTGGATGCATTGATAAGTTCCGCCCGGTTGAATTTGGTGAATGGTTCCGTCACCATCGGTCACGGCCACCGGTTGCCCCAAATACACCGCGCCGGAATCGCGCCGGACATGCGCTTGAAATTCGAGAACCGCGAAATATTTGCGCGGTGAATCAACAACCTCCATTGAACCGGTTTGGAACTGGAACGATTCAACGGCCACGTCATCGTTTTGAAACGGCACCCGGTCCAATGCCATTCGAACGTTGTTTTGAATCGCGGACGCGCTTGCAAACGTTGCCGCATGACAAACAATTTCAACATCAATTTCATCAACTTGTGACGGACCGGTTTTCGTGTCATTCGGTGACATCGTGATGACATCGTATGTGATGAACGGCAACGTTTTTGATTGCGCCGCCGTCACCGGGAAAATGCGGTTGCCAACATCGGCCGCAACATCGGCGGCGTTTGACAACAATTCAAAAATTGCGATTCCAACGTTCATTGCGTTCGTGCCAATTCGGATTCAACTTGTTTTTGATATGCTTGCAATTGGCGAAACCGCCACGCCTCAATCCCTTTGGAACGGGATTGAATGGTTTGTTCAATCACGCCGGCATTGTGGTTGGTGCCTTCAATGTATTGTTGGTCCGATTCCACAATGTATGAAAACCACGCGTCACGCGTTTTGCCAACCTTGCGCCCGGTTCGCGGTCCCGCCCAATATGCGTTGCCATCGTCATTGACCAGCCACGCACCAATTGAACGTTTGTAGGTTCCCGGCTTAATTTTAAGCGGTTTCCGGCCGTCCCTTGAAACGTGAATGGTTTTGTCTGATGACGTAATTGCACGGCGCATGGCGCGCGCAAACAAATTGGCGGCCGTTTCATTGATGAGGCGCAACCGCGTATTTGTTTCGGCGTATCGTTTGTGCAATTTGTTCAACTTTCGTTCCAATTGCCGCATGCCTTCGATGCCTGAAACCATTTCAGCCATCACGAAACGTGTTCGGCAATTAAACGAAAATCAACGCCACGTTCCAATTCATGAACGGCGATGATGTCAAATGTTTGTCCATCGTAAACCAGTCGGTCCGCCGTGGTGATGGTCCGTGAATCGCTGGTGTTGCGAATGGTCCATTCGGCCATTTTCACCGAACGTTCCGCACCATCAACCAACGTTTCCGTTGAACCGGATTTGCGAATGGTCAACGCGGCCCAACAATTGAACGCGGTGGTCCAAACCAATTCGCGTTCACCAAACGCGTTGGCCGTTTCAGTGAAACGTTCAATGGCAATCCGCCGGTCCAATTTGCCAATCCGCATC